CGTAAACCCTAGCATCGCCGTAAACCTCTGCATTGCCGTAAACCCAAGCATCGCCGGAAACCTCTGCATCGCCGTAAACCTCTGCATCGCCGGAAACCCTAGCATCGCCGTAAACCCTAGCATCGCCGTAAACCCTAGCATCGCCGTAAACCTCTGCATTGCCGTAAACCCAAGCATCGCCGGAAATATTTTCCTCTTTTTCAACCCATCCTCCTTTCTCTCCTACCTTTGCCCATTTACAATCTACAGTGCATTCAATGCGAAATAACCTTATCCCTAAAAAGTTAATTTTCGTTTCACTAGTCAATTTAAAATGTTTCATATCACTTGATAAAAAATTGCTTCAATAAGTCTTCGTTCAACAGCCCCCCATCCGGCATATTGTAGATATACCGCTCAATCCTCTGCTCCCTATCCATATTGCCGTTATCTTGCGAAGTGTAGCATCTATCAGCTATAAGGAGCATTATCCTCGCCATATATGCCCCACTTACGCGCAGATCATCCATTTTATTGTATTGCTCTCCAAAGGCAGCTTCGTAATCTTTGAAAAAATCCTCAGACAGATTCTTCATAGCAGCCACCTTCTCCATCATCACATTGTGCCGCCTCTTGATGTTGTGTTTCAAGCAACGCCCGCGCATGAGCAACTGAAATTCCATTCTCCGGAGCATCATATCCGCAGCCTCCATCAGGATGTAATAACTGTTTGTCACCAAAGCCTCCTGCTTGAGTGCATCCAATTCAAATTCCTTGCTCTCCATCTTCCGGCTTCTTTATCGTGTCAATACTTGGGTAAACAAACACCCCCACAATAAAAGCATAGATACACACAGCAACTATACTCACCACTTTTGCCATTACAGGACAAAAAAAGCAGCCCAGAATCAATGCGGCTGCCACTACTACAAGAATCAAATACTTAGTTCTCATTTTTCTTCTGTTTTTGATAATATTTTTCTGCATTCTCTTTGGTCATTAACCGGATAGTGTTCTTGTCTATCCTTACAGGTACAAGGTTCATCTTTGCATCTCTTTCCTTGCACAACTTCAGCAAGTGCTTTGCCCTATCTCTGCCATAGGCAACCTCCGTAGTATATCCAGCCTTACTTGTTTTTGTTTTGCCATAGTTCACAGTTAGTTAATTCGTTAAGTATTACCTGATAAGGCAAATGCTCACATTCACCCAGAATAGGCTCTCCCTGGTTATTTAAAAAGCCCTCTGTAAAGGGCTTACAAAATCTACAGTCCCGGTGCCGCTTCGTATTTGTCAGTCTCTGCTTCTTCATCCTCTAAAGCTCCTCATTGTGTAGAACAGCTTGCAATAGCTATTCATCCTATCCATTATCCTGTCATCATACTTTTCCCGAAGCATCTCCATACTGCCAAGATTCGTTGAGAAGATTGTCACCAATCCCCTCTCGTGCCTATCGTGTATCAGCTTGGCCATCGGCTGCGTCTTGGTGCCGTAATCCCTGAACTCATCCTCCTCCATCCCAAGATCATCAATGAAAAGAATCTTGCATCTTGGCTGCGGCAGCTCGTTGTAGCGTTTAACCATTGCCTTGCCGGTGTAGATATCCCATTTCTCCCCCTCATCGCGGAACTTGTAGTAATCCCCGACATCCTTCGCCGATATCTGCATAACGGAACCATAGTAGGATGTATCATTGGCAAAGAAATGCATCAGCGTCTTGGAAATGGTTGTTTTTCCAATACCCGCTGGGCCGCCTATAATCAAACATCTTTTGTGTGCCGATGAATTACATATCCATTGGGCTAATCCCTTAAATTTGGCCGCAAAAAAGGCCAATTCTTGGGGTTTAGTTCCGGTACTGGTATGTACAATAACACTGAAATAGTGCATCAGCCTTGCAAACACCCATTCTTCGCGCTCCGGGCTAAATATCGGATTCGCTTGAGTAAACTGCCTGCGGATTTCTGTATTGTGCTTTGTTAGGATTTGCTGGAGCTGATTGTTTGTTGTTGTCGTATCCATTGTTTTCCCAATTTCTTACTGCTGCTTTCCAATCTTTCATGGGGTTTTTACCCACTTTCCACCCATTAGCGGAATAATAACTGATAAAAGATTCAGGGTTTACACTACTGTTGCGCTCCTTGCAATACTCAGCGACCTGCTCCAATGTTGGAACTATAAAACTTTTTACCGGAGTGCGCATAGGAGGCTTGTCCTCCCCCTTAGAATCCCCCTCTATATTCTCTATATCATTAACATTATCATTAACATTAACATTATCATTATGCTTAGCAGAATTAGCATTTGCTACGTTTGCTACATTTGCCACATTATGCTTAGCAGAATTAGCATTTGCTACGTTTGCTACATTTGCCTGCTTGGCTAAGCCTCCAGCTTTACCCGCTTCCCGCTTCTTGGCTATAATTTCATTATACCTTTCTGCGTTATAGTCAATCTCATTCTTAATGAACTTAAAAGCCATATTACTTAGCGGTTTCAAATCAGGCAGTATCCCTAAAGCAACATAATCCATTATTGCCTCATATACTTCCAATCTGACCTCCGCAGGGTAATCCCGTAAGACTTCACGCCACATTGTGTTAAACACAAATGTTTTCTTTTCGTTCATCTTATATCTCGTTTGAATATTTTTCTACAAATTGAGCAAAATACATATCCTCCGGATCGGGAAGGATAATACCCTGCTCGCTGCTTGCCCATTGCTGTATCTTATCCAGATAAGCCTTGAATTGCTCGGTATTAAGGTCCGTTGTTGTGATTGGCCTTGCAACCTCCTCCCCATATATTACCCGGTATTGCACGCCCAGGAACTTCTGCTTGCAGTACTCGTGCAGCAGCTCCACCTCATTGCCTGTCTCCGCAGATATGCAATTAAGCCATAGGTAATACAGCCTGTTCTGCGACAAAGTGCGTATTTCCGCCTTTTTAGCCACTTTTACGGTGTATTGCCTACGGCTTATATCCAACTTGCCAATATACTCACAAACGGCCTTTTTATCGGTTTCTGTGCATATCTTAAAGTCCATAACTACTCAGGTAGATCATCCGCCCCCATAGGTGGAACATCGTTCTTATCTTTCTTATCCAACAGTTCAATGCTAGAGGCAATAATCTCAGTTGCGTACATCGTTTTGCTGGTCTCCTTGTCTTGCCAGCTGCGTGTTCTGAGCTTACCTTCAACACCAACCTTAGAGCCTTTTTTGATGTATTTGACAGCGAATTCTGCCTGGCCTTTCCATAGTACCACATTATGCCATTCTGTTTTGGTCTGCAGATTACCGTCCTTATCCTTGTAGCTCTCGTTGGTAGCTACAGAAACAATGCAATAAGGGGTTTCATTAACGTGCTTCAGTTCGGGGGCTTGCCCGACATTGCCAATCAAAATAACTTTATTCATAGCTTATTGTTTTTTTATTATTACCCTCAATGATGGGGCAACGGTTGTTACTTTCTTGTATCTATCGTAAAGCTCCGGCATATCGTTCTGCAGTCTTGTTTTATCCACTGTTTCCCTCTCACTTGCTGCAACGTAAGTCACCTTTATTGGCCCATTCTCCAATGTTCTAAGGCCATCCAGCTCCATATCTCCAATAATCACTTGCTCAATGGATTTCTTCCATTCTTCGGCTTCTTTTAGGCTCACTTTGATAAGTGCTATTTCCTCGGTTATACCTTGCAGTTTATAAAGCGCACTCTCCAGTTTAGGGGATAAATTCGGAGTAGTGTAGTAGTAAGGCAAATTGTCAGCCTCGCATTCCAGCAGTTTCATAATTTCCTCAAAACCTATACAAGGCACTTCTACCATTTTAGCCTTGCCGGCCTTGATATGCAAGCCATATAGCTTGTTAATTGGAACATCCGGATTTGCCAAGTGGAACAAGTAAGCATATATGGAAAGCTGCCAACTTAGCGCATCTGTGTGCAGAGTGCTGGTAGTCTTAATGTCAATCAAATCAACAGCACCATTTCCGGCATCAGCAACAATATCTATGGAGCTTGCCACAATCTCATTATCTGATACCAGATACTCGTTGGCTATTGCTTTAACTCCGCAGCCGATATATGCTTTTAGTTCCTTAGTCATTGCTACAGCCTTGCCGTTGCAATAGTCCTCAATATCCTTATGAACCTTGCTTCCTCTCTCTGCTGCTTTCTGCAACACTTCTTCGCTTATGCCTGAATAATCAGGTGAAAGGCTGTGCTTTTTCATTAACGAGGTTACACCCATCAGGTAAATCTCGTTATCTAAAAGGTAAGAATGAGTAATATCTTCAAAACTCACTCTTGTATTTTGGTTAAGTGTTATCATTTCTCAATGCCTAATTCTTGTTTGCGTTTTCTCAGTTCCGTTTTTGCCTGCTCCTCATACTCTGTTCCTTTATACTTATTCCAGGCAGAAACCAATGCCGGCCTGTCATTGCATTGAGCAAAGTCTATAAGCAGTTCACTAAGGCTCAACTCTCCTTGAGGCTGTGGCTGTGGAGCCGCTTGCACTTGTGGCTGTGGGGCCGGAGCCGGAGCTGGTTTGGCTGCTGTTGCAGTCTCGGTCTGCAGATCATACTTGGTTCTATCCTTATCCCAATAGACGTTTGCGCCAAATCCCAAAGCCTTACAAGCTACAGAGATGGCATCAGTAAGAGCCATCTTGTAAACCTCATCAGAGGTATATGGTCCGTTTTTCTCCCTTGCAATAAAGGAGCTTCCTCCTGTGCCTTGAATTGGCTTGCTCCACTCGTTACCTACTTTGATGTAAAGATTGATGTTGCAGAACCCGGCAATCTCACCATTCGCACCTTGCTCAAGCCATTGTTTGGTAATCTCATAATACCAGCCAATGCCACAAGGGCCAAAATGCTCGGTAAGGGTTTTTATTCGCCACATAGGATTGATATCAGACTTTCCTTTCAATCGTCCGGCACCTATCTCCTTGAGAGCCTCCCTGGGGACCTCTCTAACCTTGTTGTATAATTCCAAACTCATAACTAATAAATTTTAAATACTAAACCATCTTTTACCGTATCGGTAATATAGAAGCCTGAGAAGCCATACAGACAAATAGCACTCATTACTTTCTTAATGGTGGCACTACTAATAAATCTGTCTTTTGCATCCTCATCTTTAACAAAGATGTGTCTGCCCTCTTGCACTACTTGCATAGGGGCAACAGCAGCCATAAATGCAGCCAAGTTGGTTGCTTTTTCTTGTTCTTCTGTCATAAGCATTTGTTTTGAATTTGTGGGGAGGAGGGGAATCGAACCCCTCTCTCATCGTACTTCTCAGTAGAATGTTAGGCGTGAATAACAACTTAAAATAACATTTGGCTATCCAATCAATTTAATATGCACAGAAATCATTTCTAACACCTTTATTGAGAAAAGAACTAACCAGCCCTCCCCGTATAATTATGCTCCGCATTTTCTGCGTAAACGGAATGGTATCTCCTCATATTCTATGTGATACCCCTTACCCTCGCACTCATCGCAAGGAATAAGCTCAAACTCTCTCTTATCCTTATTGGCAAGGTATTCCTCCCTACTTACACATTCATTGCGCTCTACATCCAAGTAAAACCCTCCAACACCCTTACACTCGCTACATTCAACCATTACCTCCCGGCATTCTATCTCTGCCGGGTTCGGATCACCGTATAACAACCTATTCATACCTTTTGGCCTCCTTCCTGAAATTATCCGCCAACCACCAAGTAATGGATGCCACGATAATACCGTTAATGTAAATACCCTTGCAAATACCCTCTATAAATGCTCCAATAGCCAACAGGTAACAGATAACTGCCAGCAGAATCATTGCCTTTTTCATAATCTTATCTTTTTAGATCTTGTTTTACTTGTTTTAACTCCTTTTGCCGCCCTTACTACATCACTCCTCAGATACCTCGGCGTCTTGTAACCAATCAAGGTTACCGGCTTTATTTGCCCGGTATTGCAGAGCAGTTCAAATCTTGCTCTGCTTCCACATATCTTCCAGGCCGCCCTTGCTGTGATGTGAGTTGGCAAACTCCCCATTGTTTCCAACAGGCTTGCAACCTTCTGTTCAATCAAAACATTAAGTTGCTCATCAGTCAATGTGTATGTCATTGTGTAATACTTTTTGATTAGTGGCGGAGTGAGTATCGCTCTCAATTACGCAGCCCCCTTTACAGGAGTTTGCTCTGCTGCCTCCGCCTTGTGCTTCGCTCGGTTTTAATTTGTTGAATGTGCTATTTGTCACACTCGCAGTTTACTCTGCTCCCGGTCTGCATTCCTCCACATTCCTGAGATATGTGGCATACGCTTCTGCCTTAGAGTGGCCGGTAACCCGCTTTTACGAGTTCTCCTCGTTGGCGTTAATACCATAACGCATTGGTTGTTTTATAGCGGTTGTCTCCGCTGGTTTGCTATGCAAGTCTTGTAACAGTGCAATATCTCCCCTTCCCTCCTACAGCACTTACTTTGTAAATTAGCCCCTCATCTTTCTTTAGTTTGGATACTAAAGACCTCAAAAGAGATTCTCTACAATCCTCGGCATAAACAACCACTTTTTCTCCAATTTGAACCCCTCTCATTTTATCCGTAAACGATTGGGTTGCTCTCTTAAGTCTTTTCATCTCTTTTTTGTTACATTTGCATATATGTTTTGCAAATCTTTTGTGCAAATATATGAACATTGCTCAAACCAAACAAATTTATTTTGAGTTTTGTTCAAACTTTTCAAAAAAAAGATTGGATTCTATGGATACAACTGTAAAAGATAGGCTAATTCTTTTTATCAAATCTCAGGGAATTAGCGTTAATAAATTTGAAAAAATATGCGGATTTAGCACTGGATATGTGGCCAATATGCGTAAATCACTACAGCCGGATAAAGTTATGAGCATTATTCAAAACTTTCCTGCTTTAAATACAGGTTGGTTATTTACAGGAGAGGGAGAAATGTTAAAAGGGCAGAAAGAAAATATAACAACAGAGTTACAAGAAATAAACAATGTTCAAAATAATAGTTCCGAATCTTCTGTTATTATAGAAATGCTCAAAAAAGATGTTAAGTATTATGCCGACATCGCAGACAGTAGATTGGAAACTATAAAAACGCAAACAAAAGTGATTAACGCTCTGGAGAAGCTGCTGAACTTATACGAGGAGGAACCTAAAAAATAAACAATATGCAGTATATACTACTACTTGTTATAACTTTTAAATAATATGGCTATGGACTTTAAAGACAATCTCAAAATGTTGGCAGACAGAATTGCCAAAGTTAAGGATACTATAAAAACAGAGGAGGCTACAAAAACCGCCTTAATACTGCCTTTTATTCAACTATTGGGTTATGATATATTCAACCCAATGGAAGTAACTCCGGAATGCGATTGTGATTATGGAACCAAGAAGGGAGAAAAAATAGATTATACAATATTTAAAGATGAGCAGCCAATAATGATTATTGAGTGCAAACATCTCAGCGAAGATTTAACAAAACATCAAGCTCAGTTATTCCGTTATTACCACGTTTCAAAAGCTAAATTTGCGGTTTTAACAAATGGCATAACATACAAGTTCTTTACAGATCTTGAAACTCCTAACAAAATGGATGATATGCCATTTTTTGAAATCAATATGCTTGATTTAAAAGACACTCACATTGAAAAATTAAAAGAGTTTCACTCTAATAACTTTAATGTGGATTCTATACTTAATACTGCAAGTGAACTTAAATACACCAATGCAATAAAGAATATTATTACCACAGAAAGCAAGGAGCCATCTGAGGAGTTTATCAAATACTTTGCAAAACAAGTATACTCAGGCAGGCTAACAAAGGACGTTTTAGACCAATTTGGGGCAATTGTAAAAAGAGCATTTTCTCAATATGCAAACGATTATGTAAATACCAGACTAAAGCAAGCTATTGCACCAGAGGAAATACATATTGAACAATCAGAGCCAATAGATCAATCCAAGCCGGATGATAAGATAATAACCACAGAAGAAGAATTGCAAGGGTTTTATATTGTGCGTGCAATATTAGCCGGGAAAACGGATATTAAAAGAGTTTGTTACAGAGATGCTCAAACATACTTTGCTATTCTTTTTGATGATAATAATAGGAAGCCTATTTGTAGGCTATACTTCAATGGTGGTAAAAAATATGTAGAGACTTTTGATAAAGATAAAAAAGGAACTAAGCATCTAATCTCAAGCCTTGAGGATATATATTCTCTTACCCCTATAATCACTGAAACAGTAGAATCTTATCTAGCGTAACAAAATCTTAATTAACCAATCTTTCATAGTCTTGTTAATATAATCAAAAATACCTGACTATGGAAGAATACTACAAATGGCGTATTGAGCAGCTTGAAGCTACCGTTGCCAAACAAGAGGAGATTATCAACCAGCTTATCAATAATAAAACATTAAAATATACTCAAGAAGAAGGCATAATACCTTTACATTCCTAATTTTGTCAGCGGAGGTGGTTATTCTGCCTCCGCTTTATTTATTTTCTGCAAAATCATCAAAAGATTATTTGCATAATACGCAAAAGATGATTATCTTTGTAATGTCATTTAAAAAGAGGAGGTTATGATGGAAAATGACATTAACGAAAAAATTGACGACCTCATTGAAACAATGAAAAACTACCGAAACACTTACCCCAGAAGTAAAGAATTGGAGATGTATATGTTAGGCTTGTTTTACGAAATCATTGACAATGAGGAGTAAGGATTCCCCCACCGTTTTGGTGGGGGTTTTACAAAGAATATTTACTAACCAATCTATACTAATATGACAACTAAACAAGCTCTTCAAGAAATTTATGAAGAAATAAATTGGGCCTATCTTGCACGGAATTACTTTGGTAAAACAAGGAGTTGGATTTACCATAAATTTGCTGGCACAAACAATGGCAAGCCAGACGACTTCAACGAAACTGACAGAGAAACTTTAAAGGCCGCTCTATTGGAAATTTCACAAAAATTGGCTAACGTTGCACAAAATTTATAACCCTTCTTTAATAATGACACTTACGCGGAGACAGGATCATCTGTTTCCGCTTTTTTATGCACCATCTCCAATACAGCATCATTCATCTTTTTAAGCAGATTCCAATTGGGCCGGATATATCCCCTTGTTACCCTGTGTTCACTCTGGTGGTTCAATGCCCTCGCCACCTCCGCATCTGTAAATGCGCACTCGTTTGCTGCTATACTCGCCCAGGTATGCCTTGCAGAGTACCAGGTAAAAAATCCCTCCTCCATCTCCAGCTCAAAGAACGGATACATCTTGTGTAGTTTGCGGTTTATCTGCAGTACAAATGATTCCAAAGAAGCATAGTTGTCCCTCATATCCAAAAGGTATTCCCCTCTGCCCTGGTGCCTCTCAAGCAGTTCCATTGCATAGGTACTTACCGGGATGCTTATCTCTGCTCCGCCTCGCCTCCTTTGCGTTTTGCGCCTTGAATATGTAATCCATCCATCTTTGAACTGCTCCTTTTTCAAATCCCACATATCTGCCGGGTTAATGCCTATAAGGTAAAAGGAAAGCATAAAATAATCCCTTCCGTATTCAAGCTCATAAGCCCTGTAACCTTTGCCTTCCGGAATGGGTACACTTATAACCTTGCGCAAATCAGCAAGAGACAAAGCCTTGTTTCCCGCTTGGGAGACCACATACGGATATTTCAGCTTACGGAATGGATAGTTCTTTACGTTGAGTATTCCAAGATCATAATTATTATGCACATCCTTTACCTTGTTGAACAACCTCCTTACAATTGTAACCCTATTCATTATTGTAGCCGGTTCCTTTCCCATCTTGGCCAAATAATCAATATAACCCTGCATCATTTTGCTAGTCATCTCAAAAGTGTATAGCTTGTTTCTTTTGGAATATTCCTTGAACAGATTGAGAGAGCTGTAATATACCGTTGCAGTCCTTACACTCTTTGGATTCTCCGCTATCCTATCAATACATTTCTGAGCCTCACTGAAGAACTCAACCACCTCGTTTTCCGTTGTCTTGGACGCACTGAGTATTTCTTTCAGCGCAGATAATGAAAGTTTCTCCGCAGCCGGAACCTTGCTCAACCTCTCCTCATACTTGAGAAGCTCGTTGTTGTATATCTCCGCATATTTTGCCCGGTTGATGATTTTCCCCTTCTTGACATTTTCCGCGCCAATGGTGTAGGCTGTAGCCATTAGCACCCTTTTGGACTGATGGGTGAGGCAGATGTAAACATAATACTCCTCACTGCCTTTTGGCTTGAGATGAATGGATAGCTTCATACGTTGTCGCACTTTTGTCGCAAATATAGCACAATTTATCACTTTTTTGTGCTGCTAATCTCAAATAAAAATGTGGTAAAATCAAGCTGCGAGATGTATGAGGGTATAAAAAAAGAAATGTATTAAACTTTTCAAGTTTACTACATAAACAATGTAGTAACTTGGTATTTAGGTTATTATAAATTTTTTCAAAAACTTATTTGTCGCATTTGCGTCACATTTGGGGAAATTTTCCTCAAATTTCCCCTCTTTTCCTCCCCGCAAATATATAAGAAAAAAGGCGGTGTTGCAACCGCCTCTTCTCACCTTGTGTGCATATATTCCCAGAGCTTGGTTGTGCCTTCCTTCTTGAAGTCAATGTCGTCAAAAAAGAACTCCCATCCAGCTTTGAGTGCAAGATCATCCGGAAGGCTCTTCATGGTGTCGCTCCTGAACACATTAAAGGCAACCCATTTGTCCCATTTGGTTGTGCCGCTTGGGAAAGTGTACCCTTTGGTTGCCTCCTCTACCTGGTCAACTGTCCAATATGGCACATTGGTCTTCTCACCGGCCTTGTTGATATAATACACTCTGCTGAGTTCATAAGTTGCAAACTCCTCGTCATAATGGCCCTTATAAAGAGCTTTATGCTGTTCGTGAATGAAAGCCCAATATAACTCCGGATGCGCTTCCTTCATCTTACCAAGCATCTCATCTATTGCGCCAATACTCATCCACATTGTCTGCTCATTGGCAACTCCTTTAGCCTTAGCGGCCTCTATCATCTTTCTATACATACTCATTCCTCTTTTATGGGAGCCTCAGCCATACGCCTTCTCCCTTTGTTAATACTCATTTGCTCTAACCTCTGTAAGGTCTGTTCCATCCCTTGCACTCGCTGGAATATCTGGTCCAACACACAAGGTACCATATCCACTTGCCCGTCTGCTTCAAGCCGGCAGCTTCCGCAATCTCCGCAGCATTTACCGTCCGTTCTCATTTTCTTAAACTATTAACAAGCATTGCGCCCCTGAATGATACTACCGCACTTGGGCCATCTTTGGCAATCATTGAGAAAAGTTCCATTATTTCCAATTGGTGCGCCCTGAAGAACGGATAAATTTTCAATATCTGTGTGCCGCTAATGAGATTCATACCTCCAAGCTCGGCAAGCACTTGCTGAACTTGCTCTTTCTGCTGATCATCGGTGCAATCTATTGCTATATTTAACTTTCTTAACATATCAGTTCAATTCGTCAAAATTTACAGGTTGTACTTGTGGCGGTGGTGTGTGTTCAGAAGATTGTTCCAACTTCTTGCCGGTTACCAATCCTGCTAAGAATGTGACCGCACCCGTTACATATTCAACCACCCTTGGGTGATCATCGCAATAGCAAACAACCTTATCGGCCATCTGTATCACTTTGTCCACTCCTTTGGGTTCAGGCTCCACCTTTGCCGGAATACCCATGTTCTGAGCAAAGATATCGGCAAATTGGTTGGCCTTCTCTGCCGCCTCCATAGGATCTGCGTGCTTCTCCTCTATCTGCCAGCGCAGCATGTAGGCAAAAGCCTCTCCCCTGGTACTGAAGTGCAGCTCTTTTGTATCCACTTTCTTACTCCCCCACATTTTGCAACCCAATTACTTCTCGCATACCTAAGCAGAGTTTATCCATTAGCGCACCTTCGCTGTCGTAAGATTCAGGAAGCTCTGCGCTACCAATTATATAGGCCTCTATCTCCTTAGCTTTCTCAACCACATCTTTAACAGGAATACCGACACCCATTACTTTTACAGCTTGCTCAATAGCAAATACTCTTATTTCCAATTTTGATTTCATAACTACCAATTTTAGATTGTTAAAATAGGGAGGCCGGAGCCTCCCATCGGGTTAATTGCGACAAGTTTCGTCAACGGTTACGTTGGTACTTGCAAGGTTATAGGTAGAGGTTTGACGGAACTCTCTGTTACCGCATCCACCACAACCGCTTCTACCACGCTGGAATAGGATTTGATTCTCTAAAAGGTCCAATTTATCATTGGTACACTCTTTCAAATCACCCACTCCCTGAACAGTAGAGGCCAACACGCCGTTGAGTTTATAAATGTTGTTGCCCTGGGCGGTAACTGCTGGTTCAATAGAATTAACTCTACCTACCACGTTAGCCAAACCAACGGCAATCTCGGTTTTTTCGGTACAGCCTTTATTCCAAGCCCAGAAAATGATTCCTAAACCAACAATGCCGACCAATACCCAAATAGCTGTAGGGATACTCCAGCCGCCTCTCTGGCCATGCTCAAGCTCTCTCATTGCAGCATAATCTTGTAGATTCATATTGTCTGCCATAATACTTTGTTTTTAATTGTTAAACACTCTTTTCAGTTTGCAAACCTTACATAACAAACAAAGCAATGGAGTGGTTGTTGTGGTTATTCCATTGTGTTGGATATAGTTGCTATAGAATTTCCGCCTATAGATTTTTACCCCAAGAATTTCTATAAAGCATATATCTATATACACAAATGCCCACTTGCGGATATTGCGGATATTGCGGAAATAAAAAAGGAGAGCCTTTGCCCTCCTACCATTGAATTATACTATACTGCACCCCAAAGCCGATATAAGGATAAAACTGATTGTTCACTATACCAATTCCAACTTGTGGCCCTATTCCCCATTTCTTTGGCTTCTCAGTCACTTTCTCTATTTGGTACACATACTTTGTTGTAGTCTTGGGATATACCTTTATCTCTTCTAAAAACGCATTGATTCCGCTAATCTTTGCATAGTAGGTGGAATCCTTGTACTCTTTAACCTCCTGCACTAAGGTAATGCCCACCGTATCCCTTATGTAGATAGTATCCTTTATGATAACCTTATACGGCACAGGTTTCTCAATCTTTATTGTATCAACCCTCGCAATGGTTAATGTGTCTGTCTTGACAATCTCCGTTACTATCTCCTTCGGTTTTTGGCACGATCTCGTTAGCATCGTACAGAAACATATCCCGACAGATAGCAATAGTAATGGGGTTATAATCCTTTTCATTACTCATTTTCGTTTAAATTCTTATTTGCAAAGTAATTAGCCCTCAAAAAGGAGGGCTAATCTCTCTCCCTCACTAACTTACTTACACTTGAGTTCCCGTTGCATCTACCCATATTCCCCCTATCTTCCAAATAGGCTTATTAATAGTAGTGTCAAAATATTGGAAACCATCCTTTGCATTGGCTGGTCTCAAATTACTGACACCTATCCTTGCTTCATCAATGCTCAGACCGTTATGATTTACCCAACCTTCTCCATCCCACCACAATGGTCTATTATTGCTAATATCAAAGTATTGTGCGCCTATGACTAATCTACTTGTAGGAATATCGGCCAAAGCCCCAAATTTGGTTGGATTGCTACCATCGTAGGCTACAAATGCCCCCTTATCTGCATCATATATCTGAAGCTGTCTTGCAGTGCGATTATAAAAAAACAAACCATCCTCTTGTGTCTCTATCTGTGGAGGGAACTGCTCGTAAGAAAATAATGCTCGTGTATAATATCCATCCTTTAATGATGTAGGAATAAATATCTCTCTATCTTTTGTTACTACAAAACTCTTTCTATTTTTAAAATATCCGTTAGGATTCCTCTCATATCCTATTATTCCAACATCGTCATTTTCACAAAATCTTGCCACTGATTCCAAAACTACAAATGTTTCTAATCGTTTAGTGTTATATATATTGCTTTCAAACACTAACCCCGAAAAAGACTCTGATATAGAAATGAATGGGTAAGGGTTGATTCCGCTGAATCTATTATTTTTGAACCTCACATTTTTTCCTCCTCTAAAGGTTTCCTCTACACCACCAAGGTTATTGCCCATAATTTCGGAATCTTCAATTAAACCAAGTAATAGGGTAAAATAAGCTCCCAATACAGCATTATTTAAAACCTTTATCTTAGTGTTTGCCACATTCGGTGAATTTAGGTTAATTGCAGTTTGGCAAAAGTGGGATATATTATTAGCCATTATTGAATTATCGCATCCACCAAAATGAAAGGCACTTTCACATCTTTTCGCATAATTACTCAACACTCGGCAACCATGACAATATTCAAGATGTATCGCAGACACACTACCATACTCATTTTCATTAAGTTGGCAAACTGAGTTATTTAAGAAAACACCATTAGTTACATTGACCATGTGGAAAGGAATCTGCTCTGCCCAAACAGAGCCATTTTCCACAAATACTTCAAAAACATTATTCTGATAATTCGCGTTTTGGAAACCGAAGTCAGGAGCATTAAGGCCGACACCGTTAAACCCAACATCGTGCGCGATAGGGTGTAGCCTAAACTTGCACCCACTTACATATAATCCATATCCTATTGATCCTGTATAAGTGACACCTTTAAAGGTGCGAAAATCATCACCTTGCTCTGAACTTGCATCATTGTAAACAACTGCCCAACAAGTATTATAAAATTCGCAATCTTCTATATATATCTCATTTGCCTTAGTATTGCAGAATATGTTATAACCAGAATAATTGCTATTTGCCAACTTGTTGAATATACATCTCTTAATTAGAACATTATTCGCATTATTAAGACGTATAAATCCATGCCTTTCACGATTTGAATCAATTGAGCAGTTAAGGATATTAATGTTATCCCCTTCAAAAAGTAAACATACTGAATAATCAAGCGTAGGCGAATATAAGCTTATCCTTATATCGTGCAATGTTGTATTACTGTGTATAATAGTTTCTCTCGTAATTGTATCAACCTTTGCATTTGAGGTTATGCTCACTTGATAAGGTAAGGAACTAATATACTCAATATATGTCTCTATATTTTCACCATGTCTGCGATCTGAGAGATTGAATTCGTTATTGGATAATATCAAATCCTTAATATCTAACGAAGAATCAATACAGAACTTATTAAAATACACTTCATTATCCCCGGTAAGTTTTCCATTACGGAGACTACCTCCGTTAAAGTAAATAGAACAACCATCAGGCAAGGTTACAATTTGCCCCTCAAGGTCAAAATCATAACGGATTTCATAAATAGTGTTTTGCAATTTTACTTGCTCTGCAAATGATTTTTCTTTGCGCAAGATAATATATCCTAATCCATTTAAAGCACTTCTATTCTTGAACTTTAATAGTCCATTATCTGAAGTAAGGTCTTCTTCATCTGCCGCATTGGTTACGCCTCCATTTATTACTATAGGCTTATAATTATCAACTTTGTCAATTATTGCCTCAGTAAAATTTTCAATAACCTCATCTTGTGCTTCAATCTTACTGTTGATTTCATTTTCAAATGACAAAATTTCATCTTTATCCAACTTTTTATCATCAAGCTTTTTTTCTTCTTGTTTCGCCCTTGCTGTTTCGGATTGTAAAGATTCCGAAGTAACCTTCAACTCTGATTCTAAAGTCAGTAATTTTTGATTAATCTTTGGTATATCATCAATACCATAGTCCACCTCCGAACCAGTATGTTTACTGTAATAATAACCTGTTCCCATTGTAATGTATTTTAAATATTTTGTTTTAACTCAAATATTAAGCATTCTTTTACATCTACTATATAGCTTCTCCCTATCTTCAAGGCCATTGTATCCGCCATTAATCTTACGGGTTATATCCCTAAATCTGCCCTCATCAGCTAGAGCATTAAGGTTGTGCTTATCCCAATACCAGCAGGCAGACCATACTGCATACTCTGGTAACGCCAAAAGCTCAGGGTTGTTAACAAAGTCAATCCCTAAATCCTTACTGATAGCCTCATAGTTATATCTTCCCGTTACCTGTATAAGTCCTCTGCCTTTATATTTCTTACCATCTCCCTTATGGATGTTACCCAAGTCCTTTCTGCCCTCATAAGCATCACCTCTAGCAATCTCCTCAGAGAAACAAAGTCTGCAACTTTCGTGACCGATCTGTGCCAAAAACGCCGCCAATCTCATAGGGGTGTTAATCTTATACCTCGCACAATACTCATTGAGCCAATTGACATAAGGTTTTGCAGCTATATATGTAGTTGCAAGCATATCACTGAGTAAATGTTCGCTCAGTCTGTCAACTCCTCCAAAATCCAAAATTTTCATTACTTTTCATTTTTCTCATTCAACACATCTTCTAAAAGGCTTCCATCCTTTTCGTGGCTGGCGGCCTTGCCTCGTATCAACTTAATTAGCTTAGTAAATACCGAATGCTCTGTAATCACGAACATATTTTCCAATACTGATATTACTTCAATAAGGAAAATAAAGCCAGCCACAAACTTATACGTTGCCACCCATTCAATACCTAATTGTGTCTCAAACTCCCAAAAAAGGTAAATAATACCAAAATAGCAGAGCATTTTACTTACACTTCTTCTTAATCTTTTACTACTTCTGGGAATATGCTGCTTAGCTGAAGCAGCAACCCCCGTGATGAAATCAGTAATAAGTAAAATAACCATCAGATAAAACACCCCTTTTAATGGGGTAATGTAAGCCAACAAGGCTGCCGCCCATCCTGCTGCTGTTGTTGTTGCTCCAGCCAATTTAGAGCCTATTTTTAGGAAATTATCCATTTTTGAGTTAGTTTAAAATTATACTTAGTATTACGGAATATATCATAGCAAGCTCGCACCATAAGAGCCATTTTCCGTATCTCAATCCTAAGACTAAGCCTACTGATACAGTAGCCGCCAATACTATCCACCAATCACCTAATATCAGCCACAATAAAGCTGATAAACAGCTAATAACTACAGACATTATATGCGCTTTCCCATCAATCTTATTAGCAGCCATTAACATTCCGCAAACAGATGTTATACATAATAGAGAGTTATTTTCTGAGATAAGCAACCAACTTGGGAATATAGTTAATACTACAAGTGCAATATATCCCTGTAATATCCAGCCTTTACTACCCAATAATTCATACGTGTTTGTTAGTGATGTAGGGATAATTTCTCTAATACATATCCAATACAAAGGATACGCAATAGCAATAATTATCCCTATGATAAGCATCGCAATCATTACAACTCCTCCAATGCTTTTACATAAGGCATCCAATCAAAAGTGGCAATCTTCTGCCATCCTGCACCATAGGCGGCCAGCAAGTGGTCCACACCAGCCGAAAAGAACTCCTGCAACTCAGTCAATGTCTGGAATGTATAAAAATTCTCTGGCAAATTTGTTTCTCCCAATTTTAAAGTAACAGGAAGCAAAGATGCAGGACGGCCTGTAGGAACATCTAACATTACTGTGTTGCCATCTCTATCATAACCTTCTACACACTTAGTATTAACCCCTGCTAATTCAGGGTTCTCTTTATCCCAAATAGCAATAGCTGTCTCCCTACGAGCAGCCTCATCTGTAATGGCTTTGTAGTTAAATTTATTTTCATCGTTCAGCAAAACATCAATGCCTTTCCATTTAAATCCGTGTTTGATTACGCCATCAGTCTGCTTATTAAACCAATCTGTGATTGTCTGCTGAATATTCTCTATAGTTGGGACAAAGTTGTATGCTTCTTCCTCATACCAATAGATATCAGTCTCGTTTCCGTTTACGTCCAATTTTGGTTTAAAATCCCAACGTACAAGCCAATGTCCATCTGATTGCCTAAACTCAATCAGCTTAATGCTATTTTCTAAAGTCTCTATTCTCATATCTATTAAACTTATAATACTGTTATTCTTGCGTACCCATTACCTGAATGTCCTGTTTCCGTACCTCCACTTGTAGATGGATGAGAGCTATTGCCGGCAGTTGTTGAGCCACTATCTAGCTGCAATCCCGTATAACCGCTTGGTCTGTAAGGAGCATTTGCTACCGTATTTACAAATCCTGACCCACCACCACTATTATTTACATAGCCGATAGAGCCATCTGAATACCCTATACCTCCACCGTACCATCCACCACCTCCAGCACCAGAGCAATAACGATAATTTGTAGTAGTTTGGTTCGCACCCAAGCCAAAAGCACCGCCGCCACCAGCAGAAGATTGAGTGCCTGGGTATTGTCCTTTGCCACTTGTTCCACCTCCTTGTTGAGATTTATTGGATGCTCTTGAATCTGTATATGTTTCAGTTGTACTTTCTGTAACTTCATAAGTTATATATACAGAATTTTTTGATACATCAGAGCCGCTGTTAAAGCGAAGCACCACCCATACACCTGTTCTATTTGAAGTAGTATCTATTCCGTGTAGCCACCCGTAATTTATGCCATTAACATCAAATGAAGCACCCTTGACGAATGAACCATCATATTTAAAGAAATATCCCGCCTCCGGCACTGCAGGATCTGCATAACTGCTATCAGGAAATTTGTCATAATACTCCGTATTCTCTATTATTTCCTCAATCTCCTGATACGCATAACTACCTCCTGCTCCTCCACCTGCTACAATGATACGACTAAGCAAAGATTCTTGGGTTCTGTTTGTCCTACCATTAGAGTAGGACATTGAGGATGTCACAAGGGCAATATCAGTTGCACCACCTCCACAAGCAGGGTAAGATTCACCGTATTCACTTCCACCATAGCTAGAGAAACCTACAGCAGCTCCACCACCATTCCACCCACCATTAACTAGTGATGAACTTGTACCACGCGAACCCTTACCACCAACAAAGACATATAATGTTGTTGTTTTATCTAACGCTAACACGCCCTCAGAGTAACCGCCTTTAGAACCGGCCGCAGAAGGTGAACCATAAGATGTACCACCTTGCGCCCCCCAGCACTGCAGCTTATACTTGCCTTTCGGCAACTCAACGCTTTGCACAGCACCGGTGTAATCAAAGTCAAATTTTGTCCCGACATCAAGAGTTTTTCCTTTTTGCGCTAAAACGATTGTTTCAGCCTTTTCCGGAGATCCCGCAGTGGTCTCTACAATAATAGTCATTGAGCGGTCTTCCCATAATGGATTATCAGGGCTTGTGATTAACAATTCACCTTTCCCTTTACCCTCATACGACACTACTACATTACCCCCCCCGGTGTTCCATGGAATTACTTGCTCTATCATAATTAACATTATTGATACGAAGGCTGTCTTGACAACAACAGCCTTCGTGATTCATTTTAATACGATACAGTCCAGCTTGTGTTAGAATTAACGTATACAGATACTGTACCTCCAGCCTGTGCAATTGTAACTTCTTTAGGCGAAACAGTCAAGTAAGCATCACCAGCAGCCTGTTTGATTGCAATCTGCACAGATTGCCCCCCCGCTGCAGTAACCTTAAGAGTTCTTACAATCTCATCTATTGTAGTGTTTTCTGGGACACTCAGCTCAATATTATAATCATATTGGGACACTGCACCGGGGTCACCCGCAATTGCCACTCCATTAGCCGTAACTTCACCTGCTGCCTCATAGCTTGTCGGCAGATCAACATCTGTAACACTACCCACCCAGGCAAATGTCAACTTGCTTGAGTTTGATTTACCAACGACAGTAACAGTACCACCCGTCTTGTTAACAGCCATTTCGGCTCCATTTGTAAAGTTTACAAACTCTGCCAATGGTGACTGTATCAATTTATATGTTTCAGGAGCACTGACCCCCACTCCTGTAACAGTGACAACCAGCTCCCGCTTTACGCGTCCGGTGTGCTCACCGGATGTGTTGTCAATTTTGCCATTTCCCGAACCTTCAACGGGACTAATTTGAAACCAATTTGCCATAACCAACTACTTTATATTTACGTTCCACTTTGTGTTAGACTCCACATTCACAACCTGCGTTTCGTTCTTCTTGAAAAACCACAGTATTTTAGGCTCAACCCGCAAGTACAGCTCTGTATTTGGCGTGCAGATAATACCAACTTTACCTTTAATGCCTGTATCCAGCATCCCGACTGAGCCACATATCTGCTTCCCAGCCAAGCCTACGGCCCCCTTAATGCCTGTATCCAGCATCCCGACAGTGCCACGCAAGCATCCGCATTCAGTATTTCCATTTATGCAATTCATATTATACGCCTATTATCGGGGTGTCGTATAAAAACAGCTTTACATCTATCCTCATCCCATTTGGAAAATCAGAATCCGGTATTTGGCGAGTTACAAGACACTTCAGCGTACCTGTGCCCAGATCTTTTGTACTAATGCTCGCTATGTACTTATTTGCGCTCTCACGCCTCATGTCCTGCTTCTTGACTACCACCCTTCTGTTGCTGTAACAGAAGTATTCAGCCTGAAAGTCATAATCATCCATATTAAGATTCCCTACCGGCTCCAGCTCTATAAACGGCTTAATATCTCCACCGTAATATGCTTCTCTATTCATGTTTGCATCAATATTTACAATTCAACAAAAAATTAAATCCATAGTTTAACCCTATATACTTACTTCCTTAATTCTGCAAAGTCCTCTGTTATATAAGGCTCCACCTCCTGCATAGTTGTCACATTCATTGTATTAGATATAACATCCAAAGAACAAGCAAAAGGCAGATAATTCTTACCATTGTAAACAAACCTTTTATTGAACATCAGAGGCTCTTTATCCAAGTTCTTTATTGTTCCCGACAATTTATTGTAGTTCTTCCTGTTGAAATGGATAATCTCGCGTCCTACAAGCTCAAGAAGATTGTATGCCTCTGCATACTTATTACGTTGAAAACCATTTATTGCGGTTAAAGAATCCGAATAGAATAGCCCTCCAGCATAAGCAATCATATCACCATCATTCTTTGGAACTTCGCCAAAAATATAATCTTGCTGTCCTTTTATGTTGTGGTTACTACCAATCAAAATATTGTTTGAAATACCTTTCTTGCTTATCTGAACTTTGAAAGTAATATCGGAAATCTTTGCGCCTCGCTGATATGTGGCATTATCCCTTGCGGTTTCCTCCTCCATAGTCCAAGGATATACAACAAATTCAAGTACTCCTGGCTTTGGTAAAGAATTGATGGTAATGGAATAGTCTTTATCATTATTGTATCCAGAATAAGCCGTAATTCTTCCACCTCCGGCCAATGAAATACCTGTATCAACTGTTTTCAGCTTCTCTGTTGTAAACTCAATAAATGGCTGCTCAGTAAGCACAGTTGATTCATCCACCCAATCTTCACGCATTACATAATTACTACCATCATCCGCGCGTAGAAATACGTTAAAACGGTATTTTAACTGATACGGCTGCGGTATCTTTGTTTGCGATACACCCCCGCTTGTGGATATTTTATAAGGCAAAAAGAATATGCTGTACTCGCCTCTTGTATATAATGTAGACAATGGTGTTCTAAGGGTGTCATTCAAATTAAAGGTTATTTTAACCTGTTTATTTACTTGAGTTACCCTTTGACTGTGAACCATTTTAGCTGATAATACACTTTCGTTTGTTGCAGTTGGGGCAATACCCGTGATAAAAATTGAATTCTCTTTATCATCATCAATGTATTGATTATAGCTGTTGTAGAAATTAAGGAAATAAACACTTCCTTCTCTGCGCCATTGCGTACCCTCTGCCGGTTGATATAACAGAACATTGCTGCTTATATCAGAATTGGCAGCATACTCCAGCTTTGATTCATCATCAATCAATCCGCGATAAAAATTGTCATAAAGGCCATAATCTTGATTCTGCTTCAACTCCCTCCAAGCCGGAAGGATCTCCCTGTAACCACTTGCATTGATAAAATTGAAATCCTGAGTTGTAAAAATCTCTTTTTTTACCATAAAGGTCAAGCCGTCTGCTGTTATCAACTTTCTGCCGTCTGCAAGATAGAACTCCTGGCGATAAAACCCTTCGCTTAATAGGGATACATCATAAACAGCAATTGTATTGTTGTCTATCCATCGCATCTGCAGTCCCAAATCGTGCAATACGGTTTCCAATGCCTCATACCAACTCATCTCCTTCAATAGGGTTGTACTAATTGTCGCATCAAGAGCTAAAACCCCCTCTGCTGTCTGCTTGAGCGAGGCAAACATAATTTGCATAGGATAGTCACTTGCTATCCTTGCAAACGCAGAAATAATGAGATTTCTTACAGTGGTTGTAGTTGCCACCATATCAAAATCCACATCGTTAAGGTAACCGATGTTGTCCCTTGCCGATATGCTGATAGGCGCACGATAAGAAAGGCTTTGAGCAAAGAAGTCCGGTGTAATATAACCGCTCCAACGGGTTACATACGCACCAGCTCCCACCTTTGTGCTTACAACAACCTTGTAGTAGGTTGCATCCGGAGTAAAGAAGTCATCGTAATTGATTTGGTCTGTGTCAATAATCTCAAAAGAACAAACACTTTTGCCGATAGGTGCTGTAATCTCACTTAGATTCTCCAACGAAATAGTAAGAGAATTGGCTGCCAATGCCCCTATTTCAATCTGTGAGCCACTATAACCCCTGCGGTATATCTCAACCTTACAACAACCGTATTCGGTCTGTATCTCCTTAAAAAGCCACAATCCGTACATTTTTATCTCCTTCTCTTATTTTGTGTTCTCTCTATTGACAACAATATATCCTCACCTTTCAGCTCTGTGGTAAGTGTGAAATCGTTAGCAGCCTGGTAATTTGCTGAGTTTACTCCGTAGCCTCCTGAGTAGCTTGTAACAGCAGCATTGGCATATCCTCCAGCTCCCGTTGGGTTGTTTCCAATTGCCGCAAGTCCGGCTTTTGCTGCCAAACCTACTGCTATCAATGTAGCACCGCCAACAATACCGGCTCCTGCATCCAATTTTGTTAAAGCATCTCTAAATGCCTGTACAGCTTTACCGGTTGTCAAAATCATTATACCCGCAGAAATAGCCGCATCCGCAAGCGGTGTCAATAAGGCTTTAACCACATTGCCCGCATTTGCACCTTCCACTCCGGCAATGACATTAGCAAGCTCTGTAAGGCTATTGCTTATTCCAGATGTGAGAGCATTTGCCAACATCTGTGCTGCCTCTGTCAGCCTGTTCTGCTGCTCCATTGTAATCTCTGCCAATGCTGCGCCCTTTGCGGTCCATTGCTTTTGCGCCTCATCAAGCATTGCAGAGCCTTTATCAATATTCTGTTTCAAATATTCAGTATCAAACAACCCCTCCAAACCGCTATCCATTTCCGGGATAGGTGTCATTTTCTCGTTGCGATACTTCCTGTATTCCTCTGTAGTCATTTGAAGGACTTTCAGCCTTTCCTTCATCGCAGCAATCTCATCGTTAAGCTGCCTTATCTCATCCTCGTTGGCTGAAAGGTCTCTATCCTTCTCTTTTAATTCAATCTGCTCCTTTAGATAGGTGATGATTTGGCTTCTGCGTTTTGCTTCTTCTGCGGCTCTTAATTTAGCGGCTTCTGCTGCTTTTTTAGCAGCTTCTTCCTCCGCTTTAATCATTTCTGCAGTCTTAGGTTCAGGCCCCATTGGAGTCTCATCGTACTCTTTTTGTAAGGCAGCCTTAGCCATTGGGTTGGTAGGATTAAACAAAGTGTAAATCTTTCCAAATAAGCTCAAATCCTCATTATTGAACACTCTTGTATAAAATCCAAGAGCATCTGTTGCCCAACCTTTTAACTTATTCCAAGTGCCTTTTGTTGCTTCTCCAAATGCTAACTGAAAATTAGTCCACGCAGCTGTAAGCCTTCCTGTTGCTTGTGTCGTCTCATCCACAACTGCTGCACCCTCGCCCATCTGTTCCTTGATAATCTTCCCGACAGCCTCCGCCATTGAAGCACCATCTTTCATATTATCCCTAATCTCGGCAGCAGATATGCCGAGGTTATCTAATATCATAACAGACTGTCTTCCTAATCCGGTAATAATGGAATCAACAAGGTAATCCACAGAAGCACCGGTTTCTTGCGCTCTTTTGGTTGCAAATTGCAAATAGGTTGCTAATTGGTCTAATGGTATTTTGAAATTCTTGGCTTGTACGGCTCTCTGCATAAGTTGCAAATCATCAACCGTACCCATTGTAGCTCGCCTTAGATCTGCGAGCAGATTTGGATTATTAAGAGCCTCAAAAGCCCTCCTTACTCCGGTGGCTTTATTGGCTAATTCTGCGGTTCTATGGGTAAATGCAACTATCTCCTTTACTGAGAAAGCTGCCGCCATTATACCGCCCAATTTGCTCATATAATTGGCAAATCCGCTTACCTTCTTTTTGGAATCATCCAAGCCTTTATTCAAGCCCTCATTTCTAAGGCCCAACTTAACCCATAACTCGCCTAAAATTCCCATAGTTAACTTCTCCCTATTTTGCCAATTATCCTGAACAACTCTGTTTCTTCTCCTTCTGTCAGCTTTTGATTCATAGGTGGTGCTGCAACCGCCTTTTTATCTCCTTTTAACGGCCAGAAAGCCTCTGCGCTTAATTTCTTGTTCGCTTGCTTAATATTGCTATGCAAGTGGTTTTGCCAAGCAATGAAACGGGCAACTCTCCAATCTTGCAGTAATCTTTCTTCGTAAGCCTTGTTGTAGGCTCTCCATTCAACGAAAGTAACGCTGTAGCACTCTCGCTCTCTCAGCCTTATCTCCCCTATGAGGAAATTTTGAATATCCTCCCAATCTTGCTCCAGATGGATGTCTTCTTCTGCATCTTGGCTTCCTCTTGGGTTGGGATGGTCTTTTTTTTTATGTCCTCATCCAGTTCCTTGCCGGTTATAAACTTGTAGCACAGCTTAAGCTGATGAGTGAACTCCTTGTCATTGCTCTCGCTCCATATCACAAAGTCCATAAACTTTGCCGGAGTGGGATTATAGGCAGGATCATCAATCTGCCTTACCTGGATAGCGTTAAGATGTGCGGCATACATCACGCGCAGAAACGCATTGGTAACCTCTACCCAACTCGCGCCTTTCTCAATGACAATCTGTTGTTTTCTGTCGTTAAGCACCTTGTAAAGAGAGAGGGTGTATAGCAACTCCCTCTCCTCTCCTCCAATCGTAACTCTCTGCAATGGGTTATCCATATTTATGCAGGTTTAATAATTGTTGCCACTCCTGTGCCGGTTAGCGAGATGCTCCTTGAAGATACCGCACCGTTGTCAAATGTATCCTCTACACTTGCAACGTAAGCCTCACCAAGAACACCATCACTCTGTTGGTCTGAGTCAAGTACACCGATAAACACCTTTACCTTTGTACCTTCAACAAGTGATTCCAGGAACTTAATCTGTTTCGCTGATGCAGTATTGTCAAGGTTAACGCCAAGAGTAGCACTCCAAGCCTTTTTGCCTGATATATACTCCGCCCACTCATGTGTCTTGTCTGACGCATCAAGCAGCTCATCGTTAAGCGATAAACCTCCGGAAGTCTGCCCTACTACATAAGTGTTAGTGTTGTTCTCCACCAAATACACCTTGCGTCTGTTTCCATTCTCTGCTGCCATAACTATTCTGGTTTAATTGTTACTACTAATCTGTTTAACTGTCTGTAAAGGACTATATTGTTGTTATCCTGTTCCTCTATCTCCTCGGAGCCATCGGGAACCACTGAGATTATTCTTGCTCTGTCTACCGTTGGCGGGTTGTCGCACAACCCCTGCGCTATGGTATCCGCCATCGTTACCGCCTCATCGTAGCTTTTGTTACTGTACGCCTCCACAATGAAGGAAATTTCCCTTACGGCATCCTCCTTGTCTATCGGGGCATTCTCAATCCAGCTATGGAGCTCAATTTTGGGGTACTTTACCCCCTTATTTATCCATTGTGGATTTACCCCTTGAACGTATGCAACAACCGCCTTAAAAAGGCTCTTTTTCAAATATCTCATCGTGTGTAGTCTTTGTTCATTATCTTGCTTGCGCCCTTGCGTATCACTTGTTCATACAGCCTTTTGTTCTTCTCAAAAGCGGGCCTTAAAAAAGGATGAGGTTTTGTGCCTTTGGTGCCTATGCTCCGTTGAATAAGGAAAGCTATGCTCCTTGCCTCCTTGTCATCGGCTGTCATGTGCCGCACTCTCACCCATTCGTAAATAAAGCGGAAAGGCGGCCATTTACCGGCTCTACGGCCAAACTCCACATAATAGGCATACATCGTAGGGAATCCCGCCAAAATGGTGTTATCTGCCCCCTCTTTAACAGCACCGCTATTGATAAGTAATGCGGTAGCCACGTTTCTGCCCCTTCTGAGAGCTGTCTGCGCTTGTGAGATTATCCGCTGCCCCAAATTTGCAAGTGCTTGTTTGCACACAAGGTTCAACTCCCTTGCAAACTCATCAAAGTTCATATTGAGCCTTTGAAGGCTCTTCTGGTCTATCTCTATGGGATTACGGTTCATCATTCAGCCCTCTGTGCGTATATAACAAGTTCGCGGCTCTGCTGGTTTACGTTTTCTGTGGACTGCACCACATACTCATTACCCTTCCACCTTACAGCATTGAAAGCCTTGTCGGTGTACCGGATGGTAAACCTGTAAGCCTCCTGCCTTGCATTGGCATTCTCCACCCTTACCCTGCTGTTGCCGGTTTGGATGACATTGGCAAAGGTGTCAAGCATATCCTGCTCAGATGAGTTAACCTCCTTGCCAAATTCATCCTGGGTGGTTGCGAACAAAACAAGAGTAATTCTGTCTTTATATTTCCTGGCTGTAAGCATATCAGATAACGGGATAGTTTCGTAAAACCTTTGCAATCATATCCGGCTGCCCGTCATAATTGGCTGCCGCTACCTGGTACACCAACAACGCATATTGCTCCACATCATCTTCGGGTGTGCAATCGTAGGAAATCTTAACCGAAGCGGCTTCTGAGAGAGTGATGCAATTGCCACTCTGCTCAAAGCTCACTTCGTTGCCTTTGTAGTCCCTTACGCGGATATTGGATTGATCCGAAAGAAATATCATGAAATCAGTACCAGCTTGTGGCTGCTCCTGAAGAACCGAACAAGGTACAAGAGCCTTATCAAGATACTCCTGCACATATAGAGTTGCCGCTTTGAGCAACACAACAAGCTCCGCATCGTTGGAATTATCCACAATGCGAAGGTGCTCTTTCAACCCTCCAAGTGTAATGCTGCCGCCTTGTTGATACTTTGTGTATTTCATATTATTCCTCGTTTGTTGTAACCTCTTTCCAATATCCTTTCTTAATCATGTGAACAGCCATATTATAAGGTTTGAAAAGCTGGCAACCCTTTTCCAACCCGTCATGAGGTTTAACCACCTCAATCAACATCTTCTCAGGGTTGCCAAGAAACTCGGCCTTATTTTCGTATGCTGTTTTATTAGCCTTGCGAGTCATAGCTGTTAGGCTTTAGCAAGAGCACCAATAGCTGAATCAGCATCTGCTGCATAGATCACCGCCTTAGCAAGCTCTGTAGGGATAACCTGGTTACCTCTCCAACGCAAGTACATTACATAACTGTCACTACCAGCCTTTCTCTCAACCTCAAGCTCAAGACCTCTCTTCTCATGGAGCTGAACAGTGTTAATGTCAAGCATCAACACCTCTTTACCCTCAAGTTTATCAGAAGAGATAATCTCGCAACCAAGAGCCTTCTGGAAGTCTGGGAAGTTAAGTTGATTGCCGTTAGCATCTCTTAGGTTAGTGAACTCAACCAAACCCTCCTCAGACATATACACCGTATTAGGAACATATGCGCCTTTAGTTTCCTTCTTAGCCTGTGCTTTCATAGCAAGAAGCAAAGTCCTTGAATCTGGTTTCTCAATGGCATTTTTCAACCCGGCTTTTGCTGCGTCAAATGCGGTTGCCAGACCTTTGATACCATAGATATGTTTAGCATTGGCACCATCTGCTCCATCACCATTCCACATCAATGCATCAACTTTTGAAACGATAGCATTTCTTGCCTGATTCTGCGCCCAATTCAAGAAGAATGACATATCGGTAAGCATCTCCGAAGTGAATTTTAGCTTACAATCAACCTTTGCTATCTCTCTGTATTTTTCAGTTGCAGTTGCTGAACTCTCGTTAGCAGATTCCTCACCCTCGCCTACATAACCGGTTGCATCAACAAAGTTTGCATCTACATACATTACTCTGTTTCTGTCTGCATCCATAGGATAGCGAGGTACGCGGTTGAAGAATGACAATGCCGCAAATGAAGGTCCGTAGATGTTAACATTCTGCTGAGTTCTGTTCACATCTCCGGTCATTGCAGAAGTAGCAAGTTTTACCTCCATAGTGAAACCTTGCAACTTTCTCTCTTTAACCTCGTTCATTTTGCTCTTAAACTCCACACTCTCAAGAACACCCTTAACAGCCTGCTCAAAAGTCTGCTCTTTCTGCTCCATTGCTTCCTCCATTGCTTCCTTCATCTCTTTCAAAGAATCGTCAATGTTGTTAATTTTTTTCTCAATCTCGGTCCTGTTGTCCTCCATTGCTTTTTTGGTCTCCTGAAGTTCTTTCTTAACCTCAGCAGCATCCTCGGTTGCCTGTTTGATTGAATTCTCAATCTCCTGCGCTTTTTTCTCCAATTCGTCCATGACTTTTAATTTAGATTATTAATGTTTACCTTCTCTAATACCCTTGCACACATCTGCGCTCGGACCTCAGCCTTTCGGCCTTCCAACTCAACCAACTCAGCCTTCAACTGGTCGTAGCTCATCCCACTGATAGCAGGTTTCATCTCCTGCTCCTCTTTCCTCTCTGTACCTGTCAATGTGGCTTTAGGATTGGCCGCTCTTGAAACAACGGATATCTCATAAAGAGACAATTTGGTAAGTACCCTTACCCCGTCATCCTTGTAGATTGAATCCTCGGTCTTGTAGCCGATGGAAAATTCAGTCAATGCCTCATCCTCAATCAGTGTAGCCACATCCTTTCCAAGGGTAGTGTTGGAAATCTTAACGCGGAACCATAGGCCCTTCTCGTCACTTTTCAGTTCCTCTACCTTACCGACAACTTCCCTCATGCTGTGACAATAGCAGAACTTCACTCTCTTTGCTTCATCACTCGCAAGGAAGGCATCAAAGGCACCAGCCTGGACGATGTCTTTATAAGAATCAACATTGCCATAAACCGCCCCATAACCCTCAATGTAAAGGTTGTTACCTTCACTCTTGACAGATACTCCTTCGTTAGTAAAACTCTTATTCTCCATAAAAAAACGGTTTATAACAAAATTACGTTATAAACCGCTGAAAGTTGCTGTATTCCAAAATGTTGGATATATTTTTATATCATATTCAGTATATCATCATCAGTAATAAGGTTCCCACTATCATTTAAGGGTTTACGGATGCAATAACACCGGCAGTTGATGATGTTGCTTGCGCTCGCTCCATGCTTGCCATCCCTTGGGAACTCCATCAGCTCACCGCCCACATTAAAGAGATCATTCTGCCCTATGGTAACCCCATCCATAGCTACATGTGCCGGACGCGTGTTGTGTCCGCTTATGCCCCACGTCTTGGAATATTTTATTCCCAGGGACTTTATTGCCACATCTGCCGCCTCACTCATTGCGGTAAGGCTCTCAGTCTGCACAATCCTCCTTATCTGCCACTGTTTGGTATCGCTCCACTTCTGTCGTATATGCGCTTCCACCTCGCTGACAATCTTCTCCACGCCCTCGGTTGAGTGTTCATCCACATATTGCAGTATTGTATTGATAACCCACTCCTTCAACGTACCGGATACAATGACAATCTTGTTACCCATCTGGCTCCCCATCCACTCATATAAGGCCCTCTCCCAGGTGTTCATATCCTCAGCAGCCTTTACGTTAAGGAAATTACGGATTGCCCTTTCCCCTGCGGGTTGTCCGGCTGCCCAATACATATCCATGAACCACTTTTTCAGATATGGCTCCTTTACCTCTTCCCTTGCCCATTGCTCCCATTCAGATATGGGCAACTTCTTAAGGCCTTTTGCAATGGAGTTCACAAGGCGGGTGCGCTGCTTGTCCAGCCTGGTCTCAAAAGGCAAGGAGGCAGAAAGAACCTTCTGCCGTAGCAAATCCTCCTGCCTCCTGTATGCTGGTGATATCTTTACCTTCTTCATTCTGTAGGCTCGTTTATATCGTAAACCATTTCTCCAAACTGTACGCCCAACGGTAGCATAGGCTCATTAGCGTATGACTTGTTGATTGGAGGATAGCCGTATGCCTCGCGTTTCTCATTCAGAGTAGCGTGCATCAATCCAAGATTGGTAAGTATCTCCGTAGGGGCTGTTTTCAGTACGTCAATCTTATCGCGGTTGATGATAAATTTAAGCCCTTTGGTATCATTGAACATCTTGTTGCAATAACTCATAAGGTCGTTACAAAACTCCTCCACCATAGGCATTGCAAGGCTCTCATACTCGGCCTTTCTTGCCTCTCTCGCATTCTCGTATTTGCTCTGGCCATAGTAAAGATCAATCGGGAACTCATAAGCAAAACACAAGGCGGTAATACTGTCCCTTGAGCTGTCCAACAGAGCTAGCTCTACAGGAGTGGAACCAAGTTTATGCACCTCTATTGCCTGACGGAGGTACTTGGTCTTGTTGATGTTTCCCTCGCTGTTCAGCTCCTTCTCCAGCTCTGCAGCTGTAGCTGGCATCAATCCCATACCATCCGGCTTGGGTGTAACAAGATTATTGACGGCTCCGTTGTTAATGGAGGTGTTCTGTCTTTTCTTTGAGTTGCGAATGATCTGCACACTCGCGGCGGCTGCTGTCAATGGGGAGAATCCCTCAAAGCTGTCAAGTTTAGGGTTGAAGTAGAACGATTGCCAAATATCCTCCATTTTCAGCAACTCGTCCCCACCTTGCAACTGTATTCCCTTCATAGGCTCGCGCCATCCTCCTTGCTTGATTAGTACCTTATCTCCAGGCACCAGGTACATAGATTCTATTCTTCTCTCTGAACCTACCGTCCTGTTGCAATAGACATACACATCCCCATAGATGAGCTTCTGTGTTGCCCAACCTACCAGGAACCTTTGCAAGTTGTATCTATCATTGGGCTGTCTCAGTTTGTCCAGCAACCAATGCCTTTCAATCTCCTTCTCTGTCTTCGCATCCACAAGCTCAATATACTTGCCCAACTCTCCACATCGTTTTGCAATGCGGTTGATAAGGCCGAAGACTGAATCGGTGGTTTTGTAACAGGCAAGCAGATCTCCCCTATCCACAGAAGAAAATTCCATCATCTCCCCTGCGTATGGGAACATCTGCTTAAACAGCTTGTTCAGCTCGTTGTTCTGGTCATAGAAGCCTTTAATTTCAGCTCTCAGGCTCTCCGCTTCCTTCCTTGCCTTTCTTCCAAATAAATCCATAATATCCTCCTTATTGTTAATTTTCTCCTATCTTGTTGGCAACTCTCAATCTGCGCAAATGGGTTACACCGCCATAATTAATGCTGTCCATCATGTGGTCGTTGCCATCCATCGGCTTGTTGATATACACGTTTATGTCGTGCTTGTCTGTTTGCCACTTGTAGTTGTCATACTCCAGCCCTATGTTCTGCCCAATATACTTCACATTAAAGTACTTCAGGTATTCTATACGTCCCACCTTGTCGGTGTTGGTTGCCGGTACCGCAAAGATGTTATGCACTGTACGCATCTCATAGATCTGCTCCGGTCTTGCCGGGTCACAATACACCTCACTTGTCATATTGAGCAACCTTCCAAGGGCATCCCTTACGATCTGCCTTTCCACCTTGTCGGCAATAATGGAATCATCCTCTATTATCTGGCTGTCGGTGTACGATTGCTCTCCTATCCAACACTTGCCCTGGTAGTGATATATGCTCCACCCCTCGCCCTCATACAGCAAGGTCTTGCGATTAAGGATATCCTTCCGGATAACCTCGGCAGCATAAGAGGTCAAACGGCCTTTCTCATAGCACAGCTCCTTGGCATATAGGGTGTGTGTCGCATCATCATAGCAAAGCCGGACAATAGCCATAGGGTCGTTGGCAAAGCCCCAATCTACACCATACCAGCAAGGCAAATGTATAGGGTAGTCCTTATCCTCTATCTGTTCCCAATTATGGTAAATATTACCCTCGGACAACTTGCGCCACCTACCCAGATAGATGTTGTTGTATTTGTCTATATCCTCCGCTTTGCACTTCTCCGCAAGGTCAGCAAAACCTTTGGGGATGTGTTTGTTCTCCAGGTAAGTGGTATGCACATAGGTAACATTATTCTTGCTGCCATTCCACACATCACTCACTCCGTTACCCTTGAAGAACTTGCGGTATATAAAATGGTTCACATCCGAAGGGTTAAGAATAAGCCACACTTGCAACTTGTAGTTCTTATCCCTTATTGAGAGGTCAATAGTATCAAATATCCTCTCATCCACCAGCTCCTCACTCTCATCGTTTACCCACATCTTCAACTTAGGAATGGACTTCAACGCTGCAGTATTGATTCCGTTGCTCGTCTTAATGCCTCGGAACATTATGCGCCCGCCACTCTCCATATTGATAAGATCATTGCCGGACTTGTGAAACTTGTTGTGCCAACCAAGTTCATCTATCTTGTCCTGGAACTCCGGCATAATGGACTGCTCTGCATTGGTAAGGGTATAACGGGTGTACAGTATGGTTCCATCGTCCTTGTCACTCTCAAGCAAAATAAGGGTAGCCGTTGAGTATGACTTCATACTCGCACGACCACCCGTTATTACTTTATACCTATCCTCAGAGGTTACAAGCGGTTGGAACTTATAATGTATCTGTATCATTATCTTCTTTTACAAACACCACCGTTGCCTTGTTTCTTTCTATGTTATCATTGTAGTTTTCGGTTACCTGCTTAGGCTTGCCGTACAACCTATCTGTCAACTCAGTTAAAAGGTATGTTGTACCTTTCTTCGTATCATTCACAAGAGCTGTGCAAAGGTTCACTATCCATATGGGGGTATCCTTTGCCTGCGCCAACTCCGTTATCTCATCTTTGGTGCAGTTCATCAAATGCTGCACTACCTTTCTATATTCCTCCAATGAGATTGAATAGGCATTTTTCAGCTTGGTATATATTGCCGGTTTCCTTCCATTCTTTGCCGGTTGGTTAGTGCTTGTAAACCGATATTTGTTTCCTTTTTCAAATCCCATAATTCTTGCGTTTAACGCGCGTTTCGCGCTATTTGTCTATATCTTCTCCCCAATCCATTATTCTGCCTCCTTAATTTTTACTGCTTTCTTACCGGTCAGTTTCTCCCACCTTGCTATGATTGCATCGCAGTACCTCTCATCAAGCTCCATCAGGTAACCTTTCCTTTTCAACTCCTCACAAGCAATAAGTGTTGTTCCGGAACCCCCAAAGCTGTCAAGCACCACATCTCCGACCTTCGTGCTGTTGTTAAGCAAGTAGCCAAACAAGCCCACCGGCTTCATAGTTGGATGGATATCATTGCGGTTTGGTCTGTCAAAGTTTATCACAGTCGTTTGCTTTCTATCTCCGTACCACTTATGCCCCGCACCATTTTTCCAGCCGTACAGCAAAGGTTCGTGCTTCCATTGATAGTCTTGCCTTCCCATAACGAGGGAATTCTTATTCCATATAAGGCATTGAGCCAATTTCCATTCAACTTCTCTTGCGGCATATCGGAAGTTTAACCCCTCACTATCTGCGTGCCATATATAGAAAGGACAACCATCTTTCATTGAAGCATCAGCAGCTCTATATGCATCAATCAAGAACTGACGGAAATTCTCATCTTCCATTGAGTCGTTCTTGATTTTAAGCGCATCCTTTGTCTTCCCCACATAGCTCACATTATACGGTGGATCAGTCAGCCACAAATCAGCTAACACCCCCCCCATCAGCGTTTTAACCTGCTCTGGGTCGGTGCTATCTCCGCACATAAGCCTATGCTCGCCAAGCTGGTATATCTCTCCGCGCTTAACTACTGCCGGAGCCTGTTGCGCTTCCTTCTCGCTGAAATCATCCTCTTGGGCCTCTTTTGCCTCTGTGGTGTTTTCTTCTCCGCCCCAATCAATGCTTACTCCCCAATCTTCCAGCAAGTCCTTGTCCCACTCGTTTGCCAATAGGTCGTTATCCCATTCCCCGTAATGAGTATTATCTTTAATGACAATTTGATTAACTGTTTCCTTTGGGGTTTCAGCCGGAAGAACCTTTACCAGCGCGGTCTTACGCCCCAATGCCTTGAGTGCCTTAAAACGTAAATTACCACGAATAACGACCAGCTCTCCATTGTTATCATAAGCTGTCATTTCATTCACTTCAAGCATCAGAGGTGTCTCCTCAATGCTCTTTTTCATCTTCTCAACACTTTCCTTTGTGTGCTTTCTGGGGTTGGTAGGAACACCCTCTATCTGCCCCTTGTTAGGGGACAGTTTGCTTAACTTAATCTCTTGCGCTTGTATCATAACATCATCCCTTTGCTTTGCAGGTATCTTTCAATACGGCATAATGCGCGGAAAGATATACTCTCACCCTTGCGCACTTTGTTAATGGTATCCCACTTCAACCCTGTACCTTTGGCAATATCGTATAACGGCACTTGTTTGCATACCTCGCGCATCTTGAGTGCTATTGCCTTCAACCTCCCCTGCTCATACTCCTGGTATTCTTTCTCTGTTATTATCCCGTTCATCATTCAACACCTTTTTCAAAATTAACTATTTAGAAATCAGTTTGTTCACTATTCCATTTTGTTGGATATAGTTTTATTCCACCGTTACCAACTTGAACTCAATTCTTGGGTTCTGCTTATCTATGAACTTCCTTGCCTTGATAAGACAGCAGTTATTATCATTCTTGATAACTTTTGCGTGCTGCAGGCAATCCAATATACCCTTCAGGCAACCGTCAAGATCGCTGCGCTTTGACGGGAAATACACATCCAAATAAAACTCAAAAGGGACGCTAATATTAGCATCCCTTATTGCTCCCACTTGCCATAGAAAAGCCTCCTCGTACCGCTTCATTGCTGTTGTTTTGGTGAGGCTCGCGTGGCCGTTTATCGTGATAATCCGGTAGGCATTACTCTTTGATACCGGAGTACCTTCCACTTTTCCCACATACTCCATATTACTCCCTATTTGCGTTATAACTCATTTTACTTATCAGCAGCAGATCCACATCCACCCCTTTCCTTGCCAGGTATGTGAGTGTGGCAATTATCACATCTGCGGCCTCCTCCTGCTGCTCAGTGAAGCAAGGCAAGTGCGCAGACTTCTTCTCCGTAGCATCGGCCAGCTCTGCAAGCTCCGCCCTTATAGCAGCAATCTGCTCCATATCGGTTGAGCGGTCATCAATCTTTCCTCTCTTGGTTGCAGTCCGCAGGGCCTCTTTAGCCATATAGTTCAAACTCAACATAGTCTAACTCTCTTTTATTGGCCACCAATCATACCAGGGAGCCTCTGTTGTGGTATGTTCCTTTTTCCATTTCTTCCAATATTCTTTTGCGCATTCCTTACAGTAGCCGGTTGTTTTCAATTCTTTTTCTTGCCCGCATTTTGGGCAGACCGTTCTTTGTTTCATTGCCCGATAATCAATTCGTTTTTCTTTCCGGGCAAGGCTTCACCTTGCTGTAACCTCTGTTAATGTTAAGGCAAGTGTTTTTCAACTTGCATTTGTTGCAATAGCTGTTCATTTTTTATTCTTGTAGTTGTTAATCTTTACAAATCCAAAAAACCAATAACACCATAACCCCGACAATTATAGATGCAAGTAACGAGCTATAAAATGTAAGTTTTATATGAAGTAGAATCATATCCCAACTTAATGACTCTCCTACAAAAACTCTTAACCCTGTAATCAATACAACAACCAACACAAGTAGAATTATTATTGCGATACCGCTTTTAATCTTCTTTTTCATTTTTCTTCCTCCTTTAGCTTGTTAATTAGCAGGTCTACCGTCCTTACAGCTAGTCCAACACAATCAATATCATATAATGCTATCTGTTCTGGATTACTCAATATCCCTTGTAAGGCCATCCCTGCGTACTGATGCTTCAACTTCTCCCAGTAGTCGGGTTCATCTTTAGGTAAAGATTTTTCCTTAACATCAACTTTCCCTTGCGTTAAATCTTTAAAATCAAGATGTTCTTCTTGGTGAGAGAATCCATTCTCTGCTTTATAATAAACAAGGGGATTGTAGTTGCTATCATATTTTGTAACTTCCTTTACATCTATTATATCTCCTGTTGCTTTAACTCTTGCTTTCATAGTTTTCCTCCAATTCTTAAATCCTTTTACCTAAGTGAATTATAAATACATCTTCATTTGGTGCGCCCCATTCTTTTTTTCCTTTGCCGATAGTAATTCTATTCAACTCAAAGGTCATTGTGCGCTTTGTATAGCCGTAAGAGAATTTTACATAGTTGTAAATTGGAATATTCATGTGTCTCTCAACCGCCTTGCAGTTTATCACGCATTGATAATATTTTTCGCTCCAATGTCCGCTACTACATTCATGTGTACAGGGGACTAATCTTTTCACCCAATACGGCTTTATCTCCCTATATTCTTCGGTTTTAACACCGCTTTCTATCATTTCATACCACTCTTTTTTGAGAGGTAAGCAAAGAATTTTATTTATCTTCTTCATACTCTTTAATTTTCACAATCTGCATTGGGTCTATTTTCATTTTCTCACAGAAATCTTGAAATACATCGCAAAGTGTTGTCCCACAATACAAACACTCCTCGCATTTAAGCTCTCCCTCCTCCACCTTAATTATGAATTTCTTTGTTGCCATAACTAACTTAATTCAAATTTTCTACAACTATAATCATTAGGAGAAACAGGTTTTAAATCATCTTTACACCTGTAAGAAGCGTATTTGTATTCTTCTCCATTCTTTTTGACACGATAGTACCTATCCAAATGTTTACAATCCTTGCATTTTGCTCGGTATCTTATCTCTATTGTTGCCATAACTACAAACTTTTTAGCAATTCTTCTTTGGTGGGGAAAATAAGTTCTTCTTTTCTTAATGTACAACCATCTTTACTAAACCCAACGTGGTAGTCTATAAGAACTTTATTGTCCTTTACTCCAGCTACTATCCCATATATTCTTACCTTAATCGGCTCCATAAAAATATTTGCCATCCACACCTCATCCCCTATGTCGTATTTTGTTTCTATTGTCATTTTCTTCTCTCCTTAAAACAATGTTAATTCTGCTTTTTCACTTTCTTTGTCAATAAACATCTTCTTAAAGATGTAGTACAACACATCAACTACAATTGAGTTACCCGCCATCTTATACTGCTGTGAGTTGCTTATCCCAGCTGCTTGGATTGTGTCAATATTTTCCTCACTTACTCCCATAAGACGGAAACACTCTCTTGGGGTAAGTTTACGGATGCGGAACTCTTGATTCTTCACACCTTCATATACTGACAACTCATTGCTTGTGCATAGTGTCGGTGCAACCTTGCCACCTTCTTGTACACTCCCTCTCCTTGTCGTAGATTCAGGATAAGCCCCATCAAACACACCTCCTGGTTCCACTTCAATGAAGCCTTGTTTAGTGGCTTGAGGAATACACAACACTCTAGTTGCACCCAATCCATCTTGTCTTTTGAAATTTGCCATACTACTCTGCTGATATTGTGCTTTGATTGTTCTTGCCGTCCCATCTTTATATGGGTTCAATGGTATCACTTCCATAATCTTTGGTTCTACTCCTGAATGACTACCGCACACTATCGTTGGAGATACCCCCCCTCAGTGCTATATACCAACCCATTTTGTGAGGATTTCCAACATTTACCAATTACTTTCACTTCCATAATGTATGTATTACTACTTGCATCCACTCTCGTTGAAATTGTAGGGGCAAAGTCTGTGTATATTGTCTGATTGTAAGTATCCAATAAACAAGTCTGTCTTACCCCCCCCATTTGGGTTGATTCAAGGAGTTGCTTTAATCTTTTGTTCATCTTACCATAATAGTATTATCCGTTGGGCAGAGAGCCGCATTTGCTCTTATACAACTTGCAATCCCCCCCCCATCTTTTGGCTGAAACAAGAACCCTGTACCTTTTGCGCTATGGTTCTCATTATGTTTTGTAAATCCTTCAATCATTTTGCTACTCAAATAATACTTTTCATCCACTTCCTCCTCCAGAATATCCTTCAACCTCAATTCAAGCGGAAAAGGCTGTGGAAAATGGTACTGCGCTTCTCCCAATATTGAAACAAGAAATATCCTCTCTCTATTCTGCGGTATGCCGTAATCCTTTGCGTTCAACACTTGTGCAAAGTTGCTGTATCCGTAACTCTCCAGCTCTGCTTGCCATTTGTTGAACAACGGAAGGAATTTTTTACTCACAAGAGCTGCCACATTTTCAAGGAGAAGATACTTCGGCCTTTTTGCAATAATTGCCCTTCTGCACTCCCACAGCAAGGAGCTTCTTGTGCCAGAACCTTCCTCTCCACCTCGTTGCAGACCAGCATTGCTGAAATCTTGGCAAGGGCTTGAGTAAGTGAATAAGTCAAAGTCGGGCACCTCTTCCCAATTTATCTTGGATATATCTCCGTAGTTCCTATCTGCCCATTGTGGATAAACAGCATTATGAGCCTTAATAGCAAAAGGATCTATCTCTGCCCATCCCACCAACTCATAGTCAAACTGAGTAAAATCATTTTTAAGCCGGTCAAGAGCCATACATTGGCTGTCATATCCTGAAAATGCCGTAAATACTCTTAGTTTTTCCATACCAACCTATTAAAAAAACCTCCCCGAAGGGAGGCTCTTGTTAAACTTCAATTATCGCAATTTCCGGAGCAATATTGCGTATCTTTTCAAGTTCCTTATCTATTGCATCATTCCTGGTTAGCTCAACAACCTCTGCTGCCCCTGGGGATATTAGCACAAACATCACATTTTTGCCGTCTATCTTGGCAATGGTCTCCACCTCTACACTTACAGGAGGATAGCCTTTTATGACCGGCAAATAAACCATAAATGAAGCAGGGAGGTTTGAGTTTACAATCTGTGAGAAATTATCGGTTCTGCTGCCGTTCTCTTGTATTGCCCTGTCAATCTTATTGTTTACCGTAGCTGTGAAGTTCAAGAGAGTAGAAACAAGTTGCATGTTTGTATTCCTGTCTTCAAAACAAGCTCTGTTCATCTTGATAAACATTCCAAGATCCGTAGGTGACCACACCCTTGTTGAGTTGATACCAAACTCGTCAAACTTTGGATGTATTTCCAATTTGCCGGAGATATTACCTATTTTGTAAGGATCCTTTTCGTTCACCACCAAGTCTATTGTCATATACTCTCTATCCACAAGTATATGACACTCTTTCTGCTCAAATTCTCCCGTATTTACACGTTTTGCAAGGTATTCAGACACCGCACCAAGCGAACCCTTGATGTTAATATTTATAGGGTTTAACACCGGTGGAAGCTCTGGAGCTTCACCCTCTCTTAAGATTACTTCTGCAGGACCCATTCCAGGGGTAACATTGATTTGTAGTTTTTCTTTTTCCATATTATTATGATTTTATTGGTTAGTTATCAGTTCCTGTTCTCAATTGTCCAAATATTGTCGGGCTAAGTTCGTTTGCCGTTGCCATCCTTGATTCAACCAACAAGCCATCAGCGTTGTAGTAGCCGGTCTCCCTTGTTTCCTGGTCTGTAAAGCGGTAGCAATTCTCCTTAACATACTCCGCTTTAGATTTTATGTTAGAAACCATATTGGTGCGCTTTTCTTTCAGAGGTTTCAGCCTACCCTTATAGACCGCCATTACCTCCTTCATTTCTGCCTCAATCTCTGATATCGCAATTGAAACATTCGCAAGCTCCTCCTTGTGACCTTGCAACTCTTCTGGAGTATATGGTTTGAGATAACCTTTCTCCTCTACAGCATCGCAGTTGTCTTCCAAAAAAGCCTTCCTGGCAATTGGATTAGTGATTTCGTTTCCGATTTGTTTTTCCATAACTATTTGCTTTAAGTGTATTACTATTCAATTCCAAACCTAATCTTTATTAACTCAATTATCGCCTTATAAACTTTGCCAAACTCATTATCCCCGTGAATTAGCTCTACTTTAGTAGCAAACTCCTCTAAAGTCCCGCTAAAACAGCCACAACAAATTAGCAATGAACCATCTTTCTGTTTAAAAACAGTTGTAGTTCCGTATCTTGAGCCAAAAGACTGAAAACAGCAGTAATCTGCATTGCCGTAAACCTCTGCATCGCCGTAAACCCTAGCATCGCCGTAAACCTCTGCATCGCCGTAAACCTCTGCATCGCCGTAAACCCTAGCATCGCCGTAAACCCTAGCAT